AGCACGCGTAGCTTTTGCAGCAAAACCACGGCGTTTTTGGGGGTGTCAAAATGGCTAAGAGAGGACGCAAGCCGAAGCCGACCGCCCTGCACGTCCTGCAGGGGTCCAAGCCGAGGGGCGCGCGGCGGGAACCGGAGGCACCAAAGGGGCGACCGGAAATGCCGGAACGCCTGGCGGCGGACCCGGTCGCCAAGGCGACGTGGGAGCAGATGTCTGACATCCTGTGGTCAATGGGCGTGCTGACGATTGCGGACGGCGAGGCACTTGCCACGCTTTGCGAAGTCCATGCCGCCGAGCAGTCGTGCCTTCTCGAGCTGCGTGCTACCGGCGTCACGATTCACACCGATCTTGGTGGCGTGAAACCCAACCCGGCTGGCTCGCTATACCGCTCACTAGCAGGACTCAAGGCAACGCTAATGAGCGAGTTTGGTTTGACGCCTTCAAGTAGATCGAAGGTGGCGGCACCAATCGAAGCACCAAAGGACGAACTTGAAACGTTCCTCAAGACGTACGGCTAAACGCCGCAACGGAATCGACAAGGCGAAGGCCGAGCGCGTCTACAACTTCTTCGAGAAGATCCTCAAGCACTCGAAGGGTGAACACGCGGGCAAGCCGTTCACGCTGCTACCCTGGCAGAAGTACGTGCTGGGGGAAATCTTCGGGCGTTGCAACCCGGACGGTACGCGGCAATACCGCCAAGCGTACATCGAGATACCCAAAAAAAACGGGGTCTTGGCCCCTGCGGCGTGATGCCGTGGGGGCCAAGACCTTGTAGGTAAATCAACCCTTCTCGCTGGTATCTCGCTCTACATGCTCCTGGCCGACGGCGAGCCGGGTGCAGAAATCTACGGGTGTGCCAGCGACCGCGAGCAAGCGTCGATCATTTTTCGTGAAGCGGCGTCGATGGTCCGTTCGTCGCCGGCACTATCTCGCGTCTTGGAAATCGTTGACTCACGCAAGGTCATCAACCATCGCGGCAGCAACTCTTTCTACCGCGTCCTTTCCGCCGATGCGTTCAGGGCGGAAGGCTTGAATATTCACTGCCTGCTGTACGACGAGCTGCACGCCGCTCGAGGTGACCGGCGTTTATGGGACGCATTGCGGTTCGGTGGAGCCGCACGCCGGCAGCCGCTGAACGTAGCGATCACGACAGCAGGCGAAGCCAACTCAACGCACCTGTGGTCTGAGCAGCACGACTACGCCGAGCGGTGCATTGCCGATCCGGCATTCGACCCCACGTTCTTCGGCTGCATCTACGCTGCCGACCGGGACGACGATTGGCAAGATCCGAAGGTGTGGCACAAGGCAAACCCGTCGCTTGGCTACACGATGCCAGAGCAGTCTATGGCTGACGCCTGCCGGGTTGCCGCCAACGCCGCTACTGAGCTTTCCAGTTTCCTGAGATACAGGCTGAACATTCCTACATCCGCTGATGTTAGGTGGCTTCGACCAGATCAAATCCTGTCGTGCATGGGGCCGCATACGGCACCGCTCGTGGGCCGCGAGTTCTGGGCTGGGCTTGACTTAGCAAGCACTACGGACACGACGGCGTTTGTCTGTTGGTTCCCGGCTGACGACGGCCACGCCGACGTATACGCACACTTTTGGGCTCCAGCCGACAACGTGCAGGAGAGGGAACAGCGGGACAAGGTCCAGTATTCGATGTACGCCCGTGAAGGGTGGCTGACTCTCACGGAAGGCAAGCGGACTGACTATCGGGCTATCCGTAAGTTCATTCACGACTTCTGCGAGAAGCACCAATGCCGTGGAATCGGAATCGACCGATGGAATGCCCAGCAGATCGCAACGGAACTTACAGAAGACGGCTTGCCGGTGCAGATGTACGGACAAGGCACGTACTCAATGAACGCGCCTTGCAAGAGCCTGGAAGCGTACTTTGAGGAGGGAAAACTGCATTTGGCGGGAAATGGCCTGCTATCGTGGCAATTAGGCAACGCAGCCGTGTCTATCGACCACACGGAGAGCGTGAAACTGGACAAGGAAAAGTCCACTGAGCGGATTGACGGTGCGGTCGGCCTGGTGATGGCGCGAGGCATGTGCATGGCGGCGTCGGCACCACAAGTGAGCCTTCCCGAAATAGCCTTCTGGTAAATGCAGCATGATCGCAAAAGAAGAATCAGCGGCGGTGCCGGAAGTGCGATGGGTTGAGACTCGTGCCGGTCGTTGGGAAGACCTTGTCGAGATGGCACGGGAAGGCGGCAACGTCGTGACGCCGGAGACGGCGATGCGTTGCAGCATCTACTTCGCCTGCCTTCGGGTTGTGGCCGAGACGGTTGCCTGCCTGCCGCTGCACCTGTTCCGCCGGATCGACGATGACAGCAGCGAGCGTGCCAAGACGCACCCGCTGTATCCGGTTCTCGCTCGGCGTCCTAACTCGTGGCAGACCCGCTACGAGTGGATCGAGCAGATGATCCTGCACCTCGGGCTGTGGGGCAACTCGTACCAACTCAAGGTAGCCGGCAAGCGTGGCAGCGTTGACGAACTGCACCCGCTGCACCCGGCTGGCATGAAGGTTGAGCAGGACCGGGACACGAAGGAAGTGTTCTACACGTACACGGCACCCGGCACCGGCACGCCGATACCGTACTTGCAGCACCAGATCATGCACGTTCGCTGGCTGTCGCTGGACGGGGTGCATGGTGCGGTGCCTGTCGAGATCGGCAAGGACGCCATTTCGCTAGCACGCTCGCTTGAGCAGTACGCCGCCAACTTCTACAAGAACAACGCCCAGCCCGGCGTCATCCTGCACACTGACCAACCGCTGCCGCGAGAGGTGCGTGAGGAGTTGCGGGACGGATGGAACCAGGCCCACAGCGGCCCGACCAGGGCAGGGCGTACCGCCATCCTGACGAACGGGTTGAAGGCGGACACGATCAGTGCCACGAATCAAGAGAGCCAGCTTGCCGAGTTGTGGATGCAATCGCTGCTGGCTGTGTGCCGGATCTGGAAGATGCCGCCGCACATGGTGCAAGAGCTTGGCCGTGCTACGTGGGGCAACCTGTCGAGCGAAATGGTGAGCTTCGAGAAGTTCACGATCCAGCCTTGGCTACGCCGCATCGAAGGTGCCATCGAGCGTGACATCCTGGGCGACGACGACAGCTTGTATGCCGAGTTTCTCGTGGAAGGCTTGCTTCGTTCGGACATCACGACTCGCTACACGGCATACGAGACAGCGGTGAAAAACGGCTGGATGACCGTCGAGGAAGTGCGGCGGAAGGAAAACATGGGGCCGCTGCCAGAGACGGCGGTTGAGCCTGAAGAGACGGTGCCGCCGGAAGAGCCTGTCGAGCCAGAGGACGACGGCGAAGAGGAAGACTCGCTGCCATCTGGCGAGGAAGGCCGCTTTGACCCCAACCAGCCACGAGACGAAGACGGCAAGTTTGCTGGCGATGGCGGCGGCGGATCGTCTGGCGGCGGTGCCGGTGGTAGTGATGGCGGCGGTGGCGGCGAAAGCGCCGGCCCATCTAGCGAGCCAGCCAAGAAGGAGTCGGTGCAACGCAAGGAGCGGCTGCGAGATCGAATCGAAGGCACGCAGGCCGAGGCTGACCGAGAAGTCGTGAAGGCTGACCGGAAAGTCAAGAGCATCCAGGGAAAGATCGACTCGCTGAAGTCGAAGATGGCTGACCAGGACGCAGCAGCGAAAGCCACGATCAAGATGGTGGCGGATCGCGCAGAAAAAGAATTGTCGTCTATCCGTGCCAGAAAAGACGCTGCCGCTGTCAAGCTGGCCGAAAGCAAAGCAAGGACGGCAGAGCTAAAAGCACGGCTAGCCGCACTTAAGAAGCGATCCGCCGACGAGCTAGACGCTGCCTTGGACAAGGAAGCCAAGGTGGCCGACGAGATCCGCAGCGAAATTGCCGGAATCAACCGAGAACTGGATGCACTCGACAAGTCATTGGAGGGCTGAGTGATGGACCTTGAACGCCGCGACATCGCTTTCGAGCAAGACGACGAGATCATCGTGGAGCAGCGGGCAGACGGGCGTGCCGTCATCCGTGGCTATGCCGTCGTTTACAACCGTCTCAGCCTGGACCTCGGCGGGTTCCGTGAACGCATCCTGCCTGGTGCCTTTGACGCCGTGCTAAACCGGCAGCGTGGCCGCCAGGACTTGGTGAGCTACTTCAACCACAACCCGGACGTGATGCTTGGCCGCGAGTCGTCCGGCACGCTCAAGGTGTGGAGCGATGACAAGGGCGTGGGCTTCGAGGTGGTGCCGCCGACGACCCGTGCGGACATCCTTGAGCTTGTGCAGCGTCGTGACGTGAAGGGCGCGTCGTTCACCTTCTCGGTTGAGAAGGGTGGCGAGGGGTTCACGACCGACGAGAACGGGCGTGCCATCCGCGAGATCCGTGCCGCCAACCTCTACGAACTCGGGCCGGTGGTGCAGCCGGCGTACCCGTCAACGTCAGTGGGCGTTGCGATGCGTTCGTACCAGCAATGGCTGGAATCGCAAGGCGTGGATGTTCCTGCCGTTCCTGCGGTGGATCGGCGTGCAATCGAAGGCTCGGTTCTGAGGCTCAAGGCGGCGCGGCTCAGGAGTTTCTAAGTGCTAAACGCAGGGTGCGAGTGTCCGAAGTGCAAGGCCGCAAGGCTTCGCACGCGATCAAGTCATCCGGCAAGCGAGACGCACCAGGTGCGGTATCTCGAATGCCAGCGATGCGACTTCAAGACCAAGGCAGTCGTGCCTGTTGATGGAGTCTGGCGACGGTCTTTGTACGGTACAAACAAGGCCGGTTGATGCCGCTCTGGCACCCGTAGGTTGGCGGTAGGCGATGGATCGCCACCTGTCTCAAACTACGGGAGTGCCACGGATGGCCAGCAAAATCAACCAGCTCCAAGATCGTGCCGCCGCCGTGGCGAGCCTCCTCGAAGACCTGTCGAAGCTCGAAGAGCGGACCAAGGAGCAGGACGCGGAAGTCGCGAAGCTCACCGCCGAGGCGTCTGACCTCGAAGAGCGGCTTGCTCAAGAGACTGCGATCGCTGCTCGGGTTGCCGCCCTTCGTTCCAAGGTCGCTGCCGCCGGACAGCCCGCTGCCGTCGAAACCGAAAAGCCGGTCGCTGTCAGCACCCGGCGTGTCGAGACGATGTCGAAGCGGGACCAGGTCTTCGCTTCCCGTGACGACGCCGAGATCAGCGGCCACTGGCTGCGTGGCTTCGTGTTCGGTCGCCAGGACAGCCGCCTGTGGTGCGAGAAGAACCTTGACATGCGTGCCTTGTCGTCCAACGACAACAGCAAGGGTGGCGTGTTCGCGGTTCCTTCGTTCAGCCAGACGATCATCGACCTGACCAACGACTACGCTGCGATCCCAAGCCAGGCGAACGTCATCCCGATGTCGGGCAACTCGCTCTACATCCCACGCAACACCGGCGCGAACACCGCCTACTTCGTGGGTGACAACAGCGAAGTGACCACGAGCGACACGGCGACCGACAACGTCCTCCTGTCCACCAAGGACTGCGTGGCGGCGACCCGGGTGCCGAACAGCCTCATCGAAGACTCGGTTATTGATCTGGCTTCGTTCGTTGCTCGCAAGCTGGGCTTGGCGCTCCGGAAAAAGATCGACGACGCTGGCTTCGCTGGCGACGGCACTAGCACGCACGGTGGCATCAGGGGTATCCAGTGGCTCTTCGAGAACGGCAGCGGCTCCGCTGGCGTCAGCGACTCGGGTGAATCCACCCTGTCGGCTGTCACCATCGACGACGTTGCAGAGCTTGTCGGCAAGCTGCCGACCTACGCTCGTGCGTCGGCTGCGTTCTACATGACGCCGCAGGTGTGGTCGTCCGTGTTCCTTCCGCTTGCCCTTGGTAACGGTGGTGCCACGGCGATGGAAGTTGCCAACGGCGTCGCTCCGAAGTTCATGGGCTACCCGGTCTACTTCAACGACTCGATGCGGACCGCCCCGACCGGCGGCCAGGTCATCGCCCTGTTCGGTGACATGAAGATGTCAACGCACTACGGCATCCGCAAGGATCTCGTCATCTCGGCGAGCATGGACCGTTATATCGAGTACCGCCAAGCATACATTGCTTGCACTGCCCGCTTCGATATTACGACCAGCGACATCGGCGATTCGACCAACGCTGGCCCGGTTGTTGCCCTCACGCTCTGATCTTGACCAACTAGGAGAGAACCCAAGATGAACTTCGTTGCCAACACCAAGAGCGTGGTTTCGCTGTCGGCTGCCGCTGGCGTTGCTTCCGCCGGGACGCACACCGTGGCGATCGACTGCCTCGGCTACGACACGGTCAGCATCGACGTGGGCTACCGCTCGATCGCCAACACCGCTGCCCCTAGCGTTGTGACGGTCAAGCACAGCGACACGGACGGCAGTTACGCCACCATCGCCGGGCTCGTCCAGGGCACCGACTACACGGTGGCCGGCGTGACCAACACCGCCGTCGTGAACGTGACTCGGTTCGACATCACGACCAAGGATCTCAAGCGATACCTGCAAGTCGCCGTGACGCCTTCTTCGGAAGCCACTGCGAACGCGAGCAACAACACGATCGTCGTAGCCTGCAAGCTGGGCAAGGGCGAGCGTGGTGTGGACTCGGCTGCCGACGCCAACGTCGCGTGCTGGGTGGTGAAGTAAGACGATTTCCCCCTAACCCATAGGAGGATGCCGTGGGCGCGGCGTCACCCGTGGCAGGCGTAAAGCCTGCCCTATTGAACACCGGCAGCGGGCCGGTGCGAGTTGCTTGTGCAATGTCGGTGCCGAGGCTCGGCTTTCAGGACCATGTGTTCTGCTGGCCTCGTGGCTTGCTGCCGTATGGCATTTCCCCGGTTCGCCTGGAAGGTGCCTTCTGGGGCCAGATGCTCGAGCGTGTCATGGACGACATCGTCCAGGTGAACGAAGCACCGGGCGAGCCGCCGCTGTGGATTCTCACGATGGACTACGACACCATCTTTGGGCAGCAGGACTTGCCGAAACTGCTGACGTACGCCACGGCGTCGGACTTCGACGTGGTGGCTGCCATCCAGATGAAGCGCCGCAGCGACGAGCCGCTATTCAGTATGTGCGGCGAAGAAGGCCAGCGGATGACGGAAGTGTCGCGGGACTACTTCATCCTGAACAACATCGTGCCGGTGAACACAGCTCACTTCGGGTTCACGCTTATCCGTGCCGACGCACTCAAGAAGGTGCCGCACCCGTGGTTCCTGGGCGTGCCGGACAAGGATGGCAAGTGGGGGCCGGAACGCACGGACGACGACATCTACTGGTGGGGCAAGGCCCGTGAGCATGGCGTCAAGTCTGGCGTCTGCACTCGGGTTGTCGTTGGCCACGCCGAGGTTCACTTCAAGTGGCCTGACGAAAGCATGAAGGGACTGTTGCAGCACCCTGGCGACTACTGGGATGCCGGCGGCAACCCACCGGAGGCAGCATGGAAGTAGTATCACCAACCACGCTGCGGCTGCGGTTCGTCCGCCCGTACCAGGCTTATCGCAAGGGGCAAGAGATCACGCTGCCCAAGGGCGTTGCACGCTCGATGATTCTGTCTGGCATCGCCACGGAAGTGCATGAGCAGCCAATGCTCGAGTTTGCCGTGGCACCTGAGCCAGTTGCAGAGCAAGCCATTGCGCCGGTTGCCAAAGCTGCAAGACGAAGGAAGAAAAAGTAATGTTCCAGCCATTCGGCTCACTGTTGCAGCGGTATCGGTCGCTCGTCGTGTCCACGGCCAGCGGCACCGGCGACCGTCCCATTAGCGTTGACGACGCC